TGGTTGACTTTGGTGTTTTTTTATGCTATATATAGTACACACTAAAAGACACACAGGAGAAAACTATGAAGAATCCAAAACCCATTGGTTGGGCAACCACAATATCAGAAATTGCAAACATTCCACGTGAAATGTGGGAAAGCGTGATGACAGTTGAAAAGTCACCACTACGTAACTTAGACCCTATGGTAGGACACATGATCTTTCAGTGCCTATTCTTTATTTGGTCAGGTATCTTTGCAGTAATGGTAGGAAGTTTTTATGCGTTTGGCATTAGTGCAACATTTCATATCTTGTTAATCAGCGGTATTACAATTACAGCAGTAACATTTCGTCAAGCAGAAAAAAATCCAGAGTCACTTAACAGTTTGTTAAAGTCAGGACGTAAGTACAACGGCCGAGCAAATGGTGGCGAGCATGAGTGATCCAAACGAACCGTATCACAACGACGGCGCCATACTAGCATTTTTAGTTATTGCTTTTACTATGGTAGCACTACCAATCATTATCGGAACATCAATGGGTTGGTTTAACCTGTTTGGAATATTAGGATTGTAAAATGAGTGAACAAACACAATATTGTACTACAAAAGGCTTAGGCTGGGCGTTCTTGATTATCATCATTGGTATGGTAGGATTGCCTATACTCGGCTCAGCAATTGCTTATCCAGATAACTGTAAGCAAAGTATTCTTATTCCTTGTATAGGATTAGAGTAGTGAATTATACTATTCTCAATAGAAGCAACGGCGAAACATTCACCATGGAGTTCAGCAGTAAGACACATTTAGTAGAGCTGCTTGCAGAAACAGGTTGGGAATGTTTGGGTAAAACTGATTACTACCTGCCCACACGACACGTGAGAATGCAAAACAAAGAGGAGTTTGCAGGATGGGGCAGTTAGACGATCCAAGACAAGCCGCTCAAAAAGAAGCGGAGAAAACATTCGAAGGCTTCATAACATGGAGCAAGCGAACCGCATATGCATCAATAGCATTTTTGTTTATTGTTGCATCATGTAACTTTGGGGTAGAGGACGACACCTACCCTGGCTATAATGGCGAACAATACAATCCGTCCGGTCTCAACATAAAGGATAACAAATGAGAAAACTACTAACAACAGTAAGTCTTGTCCTTGCAATGGCAACACCAGCACTTGCTGAAGACATGACAATCGATATGCTAAACAAGCGTGAAGATGGCGCAAAGATGGTGTACAGTGAAGATATTGCACGTATTGACGTAGGCGATACAATCACATGGTTGCCAACATCAAAAGGACACAATGTAGAATTTATTGCAGGTCCGGACGGATGGGACGCACCACGTAAATCAAAACTATCAAAAGAAGTTGCGATTACATTTGACACACCAGGCGTATATCTATATCAGTGTTCGCCACACAAAACAATGGGCATGATTGCTATTGTAGTTGTAGGCGACGGAGATAACGATATCTCAAAAGCCAAAGTAAAAGGCAAGTCAAAAAAGAAACTCAAGGAGTTGCTGGCTGATCTGTGATGATTAAAACTTTAGTACATAGAATACCAGAGTTTTGTATGACTCATTGGCTGCTTCGTATTCCGCTTATTGTTGTATTTTTTCAGCAAGGAATGAACAAGTGGCCAATCAACCTTGAAGACTCTCCAGTAGAATTAACCCTACTGGTGTGGTCCTTTGTTGTAATAGGAGAACTTGGTGCCGCTGCAGGATTATTAGTTGGCGGCATGGCAGACTACATCAAACGCACAAAAGAGTTTGGCGATGTTATTACACGTTTCAGTGGTATTACTATTGCCAGTATTATGACAGGTGTTATATGGACAGGCGAACCTGAAAGTTTCTGGGACGTCTTATGGTATGACAATCTGCATGTACTACTTTGGGTAGGTGGCATGTACTTTGCTCTGCGAGGAAACAGAACTTGAGCGGACAAAGACGCTTTTTAAAAATGTGGGCAAGGACAGTTGGAATGCCAATCGGACTCAGTGACGATGACAAACCAGAGTTCTTGCCCAGTAGACAAAAAGATGTAAGACGAGCACTAGCGTTTAGAACGTTTTGGATTGTCTTGCATATACTAACATGTTGTGCTATTATAGCAGGCAACGGAAGAACATTAGGAGTTTGGTGATATGAAACCTAACAAACAGTTTGAATTATCGATTCGTGACATTGAAGTTATTGAATCAGCACTAAGAGCAAAAGCAGGTCGTAGAGGTATGGCTATTGCACAAGGTGATGTAT